GCAATCTTCAACATATCAAAGACTACAACACTGGATAACGGTGTTGAGCTGCCATCAGGAAGCGAGACAGTAAGTGTTGATGTTCCTGCTGATATGCAAAAAGCTCTGCTAGCGCTTATGCCAGCGCCTATGATGCCCACAACAAAGGAGAAGTAACAATGAGAGAGATGGTCAGCTTTAAATGCAGCGGAGGACACTCTAGCGAGATGTTTGTCACTGCTGATTGCGTGGCCGCCTCTTGTCCTAAGTGTGGTGAAGAGGCCACTAAGGTTCTTAGTGCCGATGAAGCGGCGATTAAGCAGCTCAGAGAAGAAGCCGCCGCTAGTAAGGTGGAGCTGATGGGTATGCTTCAGGAGGCCACACAAGCCCCTGAAGCCCTCCTAGAAGCAGCCTCTACTAATACCATGCCTGAAGAGGAACGTGCAGTAGCGGTCATTGAGGAGGCTCCTAGAGTATTGGACATAGACGTAGACTTCGACAACCGTCTCATTATGCAGATGGATGACGGCACTGTTCACACCAGCGAAAGCCCTATTAACGTGGTGCGTGGGCAAACAGGCTCAACAGGGGCTAAGGGAGAGAGAGGCACCGATGGCACACAGGGCATACCGGGCGCAGACCTACTACCACTCGCTAACACGTGGGATGAGCTTAATACGTTTACTCTAGGGCTTACTTCGCCTACTGATATTACGTCTACTGCCGGAAACGGTATCTTCTACGGCGCTCAGGGTAATACAGCTAACCTAGCAATGGGCGCAGGCGCTCTCGCGCTAACAACAGGAGGACAGAACGTAGGTATAGGCTCAAACGCTGGGACGAACATATCCTCAGGCGAAAGTAACTTAGCAATAGGTGCATCAGCACTGCTGCTTATAACAACTGGTGTAGGTAACGTAGGTGTCGGACAAGGCGCTATGTTTCTAGCTACTGGCTCTCAGAACGTAGCCATTGGTCGCGTAGCTGGGCAGAGCTTAGGATCAGGAGATAACAACACTGTTATAGGATGCGGCATGACTGCTGCTCAGATGGACAATACAGTGCTGATTGGCGCTGGTGCTACAGAGCGTCTGAAGATAACCTCTAACGCTGTAGTTATGGGTAACAACGCAGGGCAGTCCAGCAGCTCGAACTCTGTAGCTATCGGCAACTCAGCAGGTAAGAGTTCACAAGGTTCAAGCAGTTTGGCTATAGGAACGAGCGCGGGCCAGAACTCACAGGGCGTCTACTCTATAGCTATTGGACGTGGAGCAGCTAAGGACAACCAAGGCGATCACAGCATCGTCATCAACGCCTCTGGAGGTACACTCAATGACGCCACCGATGGTAACATACACATAGCAAGTGACGAAGGTTCGATAGACTTCACTGCCGCTGGCGGCTGGACAATAACGGACGCAGCAGTAACAGAAGTATTATTTACTAAAGAAGCACTGCAAGCAGTCGCAGCAGCCGCTACGGACTTCGCAGACTTCCAGACTAGGATAGCGGCCCTCTAGGGAACGCTGCCACACAGAGCCTCACAGGGGCAGGAGAGTACAATGGTAATCACACAGACACAGTTTAACGCAGCAATGGCTGAGATCAATGCGTCCTTCATGGCTCTAAGCAAGCGGGTTGAGAAGATCGAGGCAGAGAAGGCAGCAAAGCCGGTAGCCAATAAAGACAAGAAATAGCTTGACAAATGCCCAGCAGTGTGGTATAATAGTTTAATGTTCAGAGGGACAAGAACTACTACAAGCAACCACTACTAGGGGACAAGCAATGGATGACATGAACGAATACATTGATGCTACACGAGACTTGCTGATGTCTAAGGGCTGGGCTTATATCGTTGAGGAGCTTGAAGAGCTAGTCGACATGAGGTCAGATGTCCGAGGGATTGCTAGTATAGAAGACCTCTACTTACATAAGGGCATGGTCATGGTGGCTCAGGGTCTCTTGGACTTGCAGCGTGATATAGAGAGCATAGAGCAGGAGAGAATGGAAGAGGAGGGAGTACATTGAGAATCATAGTAGACATGGTGTGTCCTGAAGGCCACCGTAACGAATACTGGGTAGAGAGAGACGTGCGTGAAGCGCCCTGTTCTGAATGCCCAGCCACAGCATCACGAGTTGTTAGTCCAGTTAGAGTCAAGTTCTTAGGCCACGGTTGGCCTGACAAAGACCACAGCTGGGCAAAGCAACACGAGTATCACGGCGACACGGCTAAGGCTGCGCGCGGTGAACCACTAGGCTAGAGCAATCTAGCAACTACGAGGCCACCCATTCCGGACAAGGCCCACTCATTCCACAACCTATAAGGCGGAATAACATGGCACGACCATTATTACACAACGAGACGCCCGAAGAGAACACCGACTTCGACTTCGCTGACCCGTCACAGGCGGACAACTCTGAAGAAGAAGCTGCATCTGATATACCTGAGAAGTTTGCAGGGAAGTCACAGGCTGAGCTGGCTACAATGCTTATGGAAGCTGAACGCTTTCGGGGCAAACAGGCCAATGAAGTAGGAGACTTGAGACGCAGTGTTGATGAACTCCTGAAAGCACAACTCGTTAAGGAGCAGGCAGCCCCTGTGGTAGAAGAAGAAGAGATCGACTTCTTCACCGACCCCGATAAAGCTATTGCACGTAAGATTGAGACACACCCTGACATCGTTGCAGCACGTGAGGCGACCACTCGCAACACTCAAGCAGCTACTAAGGCTCAACTCCTACAAGCACACCCCGACATGGAAGCTATCGTCGCAGACGCCAAGTTTGGCGAATGGGTAGAAGCATCTCCAGTACGTAAGCGCCTCTTGGCAGCAGCCCACTACGACTACGACTATGATTCAGCTAATGAATTGTTTAGTAATTGGAAGGAACGCTCTGAGATAGCTGATCGTACAGTAGCGGTGAGCAAGCAAGAGCGCAGTCAAGCTATCAAAAGCGCTGGTACAGGCTCAGGTAACCCTGCACAATCTAAGGTATCCAAGAAGATGTATCGTAGAACGGACATCGTTCGTCTAATGAACAGTGATCCGGAGCGATATGCTGCAATGTCTGAAGAGATCTTCAAGGCATACGCAGAGAATCGCGTCATATAACCCCACACTTAATCCTTATAGGAAGTAATTCTAATGGCAACATCTGTATTCCCCGCAACTGGCGGACAAATGAACAACACTACTCAGGCTGTCTTCATCCCTGAGATCTGGTCTGACGAGATCATCGCTGCTTACAAGCGTACCCTCGTACTGGCTAACCTAGTCTCCAAGATGCCTATGACTGGCAAGAAAGGCGACACCATTCACGTACCTAAGCCCACCCGTGGTGCTGTTGCAGCTAAGGTCTCTGGCCAAGCTGTCACCATGCAGTCTGACGTTGAGAGCGAAGTTATCGTTCTGATCGACCAGCACTTTGAGTACTCACGCTTCATCGAAGACATCACTGAGAAGCAGGCGTTGAACTCTATGCGTGCCTTCTACACTGGCGATGCTGGTTATGCTCTTGCTAAGAAAGTCGACACCGACCTCCAGAACCTTGGTACTGGTCTTGGCGATAGCTCTGGTAAAGTAGCCGCTCCTACTACTTCTGATTGGGTCAACTCTGCTGTCCTTAAGAATGCCGGATCAGGTTCACTGGTTCCTTTCGTTGCTGCTGGCGGTGCTGGCACTGCTTTTGACGATGCTGCTTTCCGTAGCCTTGTACAATTGCTGGACGACGCTGACGTACCTATGGACAACCGTTCATTCGTCATCCCACCTGCAATGCGTAACGTAATGCTTGGTATTGACCGGTATGTTTCTAGCGACTTCGTTGGCGGCACTGGCGTTGAGACTGGTCTCATCGGTGAACTGTACGGCATTAAGTGCTACGTCACTACTGCTTGCCCAGTGATCGAGACTGGCGTTCGCGCTGCTACTCTTCTGCACAAGGACACTTACGTCCACGCAGAGCAGTTGGCTGTTCGTTCACAGAGCCAGTACAAGCAAGAGTTCCTTGCTGACTTGTTCACAAGCGACACTATCTACGGTACGCAGGTTATGCGTCCTGAAGCTGGATTCGTCTTGGCTGTAGCTGGATAATCTCCACTTAGCTTTAAGGCCCTGTCATCGTAAAGGTGGCGGGGCTTTTCACGTACTGACACCCCACACAGGACACACCAATGGCAACAGCAATCATCACTAAGAATAGCAGCACCCCCGCAGCAGTGCCAGTATTGGCAGACCTCCTTGCTGGCGAACTCGCGGTTAACACTGCTGACGGAACCCTCTTCGCAGGCACAGGCTCAGGCGTTATACAAATTGGAGACCCAGATTCGGCCCTAACTAATGCGGCCAACGTATTCACAGAGACCAACACATTCGCAGACCTCGCAGCAGACGCAGTTACGGCTGTCTCTGTAGACACAGGAGATGTAACAGCAGCGGCAGTCACAGCAGTATCCTTTGCAGGGGACGGCTCAGCCCTCACTGGACTCCCAGCATCAGGCGTAACAGCAGGCAACGGGGTGGACGCTATAGAGGTGTTAACAACAGCAGCATACACAGCTCTATCTCCCAAGGTGTCCACTACAATGTACGTACTTATAGGGTAGATAATGACTATACCAATAGAAGGCGTTACATGCAGAGCAGTACAGGGAACAACCACCACAACAGCAAGCGTTACAGATACGGACATGCTACCTAACGGTGAGTTCCCTAAGTTTGCTGTCGTTGATATATGGCTTCAGTCTGCTAATTCATCAGACGATACTAACACAGGCGACATACGTGCCACCTTGTCATTCACACGGTGGTTCGTAGACGCAAACGGATCAGCCGTTTGCGGCCTACAGAAAGACGGGTTCAGTCCGCCTGAAGGCGTTAACTCATCAGGGGCTGTAATTAACGTGGTGCGTCTGGATACAGCGAATCAAAGCGCTGACGTTGCTGTTGTGCTTAGTGCTGGCGGATTGATTGTAAGCGTGGCTAACGCTACTGCTGACGCTCAGGTACACTACGTAGCTCGTATGTACTCAGGCCGAGGCATACTAAACGCCAAGCTAGTGAGTCAGCAGTCCAATACCACCTCCGTAACGGGCTTGTCATTCGAGCCTAACACCCTGTTAGCTATGGGGTCGTTTAACACCGCTAATAACCCAGCGTATGCGTTCGGCTGCGTAGACAGTACACTCACTCAGGCCTCTTATTGTGTTGCCAGTACAAGCTCTGACACAGGCTCAGCCGTATCCAACAGTGGCACAGGACTACGTATGATTAGAGGGGACGTGGCCACTTCCGTCAGTGTTGTAACAGTGTGGGAAGTTACAGCCTTTACGTCAGACGGCTGGACTAATACTAGGGCTGGAACAGGCAACCCCTTCTATTTAGTGGTTCCTATTCACGTCATAGCCCTCAGACTGGCCGATCCTACAGACTTCGAGGCAGACCTATCAGTAGACAGCAACACCCTGTCCGATACAGTCACGCTTGATAACCCCTTCTGCAACATTAACTGGGAGACGGTTAGAGGCTGTGTTCGTAACGGCGTCACCATTGACGGAGGAACAGCAGGCACATCTACAGGGCTGTCTACGTACTCCGTTGACACAGCAACAGGAGTGCCAGTGGGTAGCTCGTGGGTCGTAGACGCTACCGCAGCACATAGCTACATTAGCCTAAACCCTAATGGGGTCTTAGCGCGTGTCATAGATACTCAAGATGACATCAACGAGTGGACTCCTACACTACAGAGTGGCAACAAAGGCCTAGACTACGCCCGCACCTCTGGGTCTGCCTTGTCAGATGACGTGGTGTACTTCTCTTGGGGATTCGTTCAGTCTGCTAAGTACAACATATACGTAGGAGGCAGCGCCATAGCAGACATAGGGGTAGGCATCACACCCCCTGACGAGATACTGGTCGGTCTATCCTCAGTAACTAACGCAATATAACGGAGCGTCACATGGCTAAGAAGGAAGGAATGTTCAACGCTTCTCAGATAACGGGTAAGACTTGGGCGGATATGAACAATACAGAGAAGGCTGCTCACGTTGTAGGACGAGGAGGCGACACCAGCATCTTCAGTAAGCAGGACTTAGCTTCGGGCAAGGGCTGGCTAGACACTAACGTAGGCGACAAGCAAGCACAGACTAGCTTGTTCGTACAGGCCCGTGACGCAGCAGGACAGCGCGTAGAGGATGGGATGTTTGGCGGCACAGATGCACAGGCAGCTAGAGCCACACAGCTTGCTCAACTAGCCACCCCCGGCTGGAGCATGGAGACTGACATAGGAGGAGCCGTAGGAGGCGTAGCCACATCAGGAGGAGCTAGTCTAGGAGTGGGGTATAGAGACCCTATAGACACAAGCGTATTCGACAAGATGGACGGTACGGCCTCTGAGGGCATGTTCTCTAATGAGAAGCAGACAACAGGCTCGTGGGACAACAACAAAGGCTGGACCCTATACAACCCAGAGACACGTGAGTTCGAGAACTACGCAGACCCCGGCAGAGAGGATGGCACTAGCGCCTTCACTGCTGGCGAGGGCAACACAGGTTACTACAAGACTGCTGACGGTAAGACCGTACTAGGCTTCCTGCCCTCTGAGTCTATACCGGTGTCTGATGGCACAGGAAGCAGTAACGTATCAGTAGCAGCGGCTCCTCTCACAGCTGAAGAGGTTGCAGCTAAGACTGATGCAGAGATAGCAGCAGAGAATCTCACCCCTGTAGCTCCTCCTCCCTTTGTGTGGGAAGGCACATATAACGATGCCACCAGTATTATACAAGAGTCAGACAGCTTGTTCTTCTCTGGCGAAAGCAACA